ACGCGAAGATTTAAATTGTTTTATTTCGTCTTGCTCATCTGTGGGTAGTCGTATAAACCCACCTTGCCTAAATCGCATTAGCGCCATCACCATGGAGTCAACTAAGTCATCGTTACTAGCGAACGGGAAACCCGCTACTTCATCTACAAGTTCTTCAGCCCAGCGTGTAGCTGGAACCCAGCACAGCCCTGATGCCACAATATCTGTTACAGAATTCAAACGCGCTAGCTTATCACCTGAACCCCTGTGTGGAGTAAACTCCGATACGGGCAGCCCCATACGGCGCATCTCTTGGTATATAGCTACACCAGAACTCTTCTTCTCCACGATAAACGCGTCAGGTTCCCAAGAATCATACTCTTCCATACACAGGTCTTTAAGTTCTGGAAACTCTAGCCTTCTCTTTATACTATTTAACAGCATAAGGTTGTACGCGTCAGTCTCTTCATTCATAAAGACACCCCACGTAGTCAGTGCCGTGTAATCCGCACGGTTGTGCTTTTCTGCTGCCGAATCCAACGACATGATTATAAACTCACACGCAGGTGGGCGTTCTTCACCCCACATCTGCCACCACTCACGTTTTACTAGTGCCGCTTCTTGTGATGTGGGTTGCTGCTGGTACTGCGCGTTCCACTGGAAGTTCGGCATCGACGCTTTGGTACGTAGTAATGCTTCTAAGTCAAAAAACTCTGGCCATAGCGGTTTTTCGACTACTTTGTTCTCTTTTTCGTCAACAATTTCCAAGATAGCGGGGAACTCTATCACTTCAAACTGGTCAGAACGGTCGTTTTGCGTCATATCCTTGATTACACGCCCCGTTAGGTCATCCATGTGCCATCTTGTCTGAATAATAGCCACTCGACCCCCCGGCATTAGACGGGTTCGGGCACCAAACGTGTACCATTCGTACGCTTTCTCAAAAACAGAGAAGTTTCCGTTGATAACGTCCTGCTCCGAGTGCGGATCATCAATTAATAGTAAGTCAGCACCACGTCCCGCTAGCGCTGATCCCACACCACAGGCGTAATACTCACCCCCGACGCTTGTGTTCCATCGTCCGGCTGATTTAGAGTCCGATGCTAGGCTAACTGTAGGGAATATAGCCTTAAATGTGTCGTCGGAGATAAGATTTCGCACTTTACGGCCAAAATCCACAGCTAAATCGGTGGTGTGGGATACCATCATTACCTTTTTGTCTGGATTCCGCCCCAAAAACCACGCTGGGTAGAAAATAGACACTAACTGAGACTTACCATGACGTGGTGGTATGTTTACACACACCCTATCACGTGTCCCGGCCTCGATAGCCATAAGCTCATCGGCCAAAATCCGGTGGTGTTTGCCTACTAAGAAGTCAGGCATCATTAATTTAGCAAATTCTATAAGGTCGTCGTACGCAGCTTGATTAACCTTGCGGCTACCCAGCTCATCGACTATCCGATTTATCTCCGCTACCTCATCATCCGAGTAGCTATCGAGATTGTCCAACATGACTTGGACTTCTGCTTCAGTAAAGTCAGTCGTCGTCGTATTTAGTTGGGTCATCTGCACCAAACTCCGAAGTAATATCTAAGGATGTAGCTTCTATTACTACCGCGTCTTCTACTTCTTCTGGATTTACGAGTTTTTCTAGCTTGCCGCGCAGTCTTTGGCGCAAATCGTCGCTTGATTGGTGTGTTATGGTCACTTCAGACTTCTCTGCGAACAGTCCTACGTCCGAAACCTTACCTAGCAGCTCTAAAGCACGCAGTCGTATCTTGGCATCGGGGTTTTCTGTCTCTAGGACTAGCTTATTAGTGACTAAGTGGCGTATATGCACTGCATTAGTGACTACGGACTGGCCGAATTCAGTGAGTATGTTGTCTGTTAGTATGAGGGAAGCAGGTCTTATCTTCGAGATACGTTTCGCGCTGGCTTTTTTGGAGGTGGTTTCTGGACTGTCTGCGTATGCAGTAGCCAAAGCCGCCGCTGTGTCCTTATCCTCTTTAGTTGGTTCAATGTCTAACCCGTGTTCTGCTAAAAACAGCGCAGTATTAGCCGCCGCACCTGCCGAAACCGTCAGGTCAGTAAAAGGATTGTCATCCGAAACAGGCACGCTGAGTTCGGGTTCAACTATTAAAGTCATAATGTATCGCAGGTGTTAACCAGTTGGGACAAATATACTACAAAAAATTTTTTTGTCTAGCGAATTAAGTACATAGGGGGGTGTTTGCGTGTGACGCAAATATTATTTGAGTCTTACAGAATTCAAACAAGCACGTTACTCGGGTAAAAAGGGGTACTTACGTGCTTATGAGACGCAAATATTATTTGAGTCTTACAGAATTCAAAAAAGTAGTACCCCAAATAAGGTATTTAAAGGACTTGATTTCAAAAAATTACAAATTATTCGTGGAAATTAGTACTACATACGCACATCGCCGAAACTGCACAATACGGGGCATGGGGGGCGGGTACCCTTGCCATACCTCAGTTTTAGCATACATGTATGCTAGTTTTAATTTGTCAGATTATCTATGGCTATCTTGTGATAACTTGCTATCATGTGTCTCAAGTCAAGGCAATACCGCGTTGACTATTTAAAGGAATACAACTATGAGCAATTTAACTGTTAAGAAACTAGCGACTCTCAAACCATCATTTGCGGCTGAGGTAAAAGACTTAGCCAAGTCACAGAAACGATACGATGAGTGGTTTAAGAATGGTATACGTCCAATGCACTTTGTAAGTGACACGTCAAAGGGTAGCACTAACAAGCCTAGTATGTGGCAAGCTATGCTGGATATGGCATGTATCGGCATTGAAGGCGAAGCACTGGATCTACTCCGCCTAGGCTTTAAAGACTATTGTAAGAAGTACAAGGTAACAAAAGACGAATGGACTGCCATGAAAGATAGGAAAAAGCGATATAAGACAATCCAAGATAATCACATCAAAGTTTGGAAGCGGGCAATGCAAACTAGAATGCCAAACAAGGCCAAGCCAGTTAAGAAGCCCACTAAACAACTTAACTACATCACGGAAGCAACACAATTTAAGGATATATGTACCGATATAACGGATCCATCGGTTGACGTTAGACAGATATGTGAGTTGATGGAAGCAGTGATTAAGCTACTACCTAAGACCAACATAGTTAAATCTGGGAAGTAAAGGGGAGGCCGCGAGAGCGGCCTTTTTTTTGGCCTGCGAAAAGTCACCCCGAAAGGGGACTAAGACCAGTTCCCTAGTTGCGCCACGCCTAACGTGTTACCACGTACTAAGACCAGTTCCCTAGTTGCGCCACGCCCAACACACAGAATACGCGTTGTCACGTGTTTTAGCATACATGTATGCTACTTTTGCAATGTTCCCGAATTTGCCCTAATGTTCCTGCAATGTTCCTGCAATGTTCCCGATTGAAAGAACATTGTAAACGTGCGCTACGATTAACTACGATTGACTACGATTGACTGTGCGACTCACTTTTTGTTCATATATTGTTCTATAGGTGTAATGTTCTTTTTTTAATTTTATGTATGGTAACATTTTCAAAATACCTCTAATGTTCTTCCCCTCTCTCACCTATTCTACCCACCCTTACAATTCTCATAATTTGGGAACATTAGAACATTCGAGTATAATCAATGACGTACGCGCCCCACCATAAGAACATTAGAGTACATTACAGTACATTACACGTTTGTTCATCGTAGTACACGTTTGTTCACGACTTGACACGTTAGTACACGTATGATACAATGTCTCTTCCAGTCGTATATCGTCTGGAGCAAACGCAGTATCACACCAACAAAACAGCATACATGTATGCTAAAACGGAGTTACCAATATGAAAGACAAACACGACAACGCCACCATCGACTGGGTTGATAACCCTAGCCGCAGCCAATACAAACAACTACTGAACGCCGAGGCATTGCTTACGCCCGCCGAATGCGAAAGGTTAGTAGAAGTGTTGGAGCAACAACTGGCACAGAGCAACAAGTTATCGCGCATCAGCAACAAGACGCTAGCGCACTCGTAATCAAAAACAGCATACATGTATGCTAAAACTAAATGGAGAACAACATGAACAATCGACCTTATATAGACTTGCGTGATAACGCAGACAGCGAACTAGCCATGCTAGTCAACAACACCGAGGAGCTGTACAACCTACGCAGCAAACCGAACGAGTTGCTTGCCATACTAGCTGACGACTACGCGTTCACGTGGCGGCAAGTCAGTACACTTATCGACAACCTAAGATTGGAGGATCAAGCATGAACGATCAAGAACGTATTGACCTTGGCATAGCCAGTGACGGCTGCACGGTAGCAGATGGCTCTGTTATATGCGTGACACTCAACGGCGAACCAATCGTTACCTTTGAATACCCTGACCCTAACTATGGAGAGTAACATGAACAATCAAATCGCAGCACCTCAAGTAGAAGTACCAACACTAGCCGCACGCACACTGGCTATCGACCTGAATATATCAGTGTGGACAGCTCGCAAGAAGGACAAGCGTGCATCGACCAAGGTGAACAACGACCACAATGCTATACGTGACGCATCCACCGTACACAAGAACCTACTCGCAGGCTGTGACAAGCTGACCGAGATCAAGACCCTAGCAGGCAAGATACGCTCGACGCACTACGACATGACACTGCCGTGGACTGACAGCGGTACGCGTATCATTATGACCGCAGGCTACCCCGACTATGTTGCTGTTATGACCGACATGATCACCGAGTTCAATACGCTCACCACCGAGTTCATT